GATGCTAGATTATATGGTGCTATAACTTACATATACCCAGAAATGACAACCGAATATTATGCTTATCCATTTGATAAGAATAATTTCACAATGCCAATTAAAGGAGAAACTGTAATAATATTAGAAATAGATAAAAACAATATATTTTGGCTACCATACTCTATAACTCCATATTCAAATTATAGGAGAGATTATGTTACATATACCGATTTAAACCCAACGGATAATAATAAACCTGAATCTACAAATGAAGGTGGTAAAACTCTTAGAGAAACAAAGGATTCGGGCGGACAAACCAATTCTACGGATAAAAAAAATTCTACCGATGAATATAAGGTAAATGAAAAGATTAAGTTCTTAAAGCCAAAACAAGGTGATACTATTATAAGTGGTAGAGTTGGTAATACAATTCGTTTCAGTGAATTCTTTTTAACTGAAGATGGAAAAACCTCATCACCTGCGATTTTTATTCGTAATAAGCAAAATCCCGAATTAGATTCTAAAAAAATTGGAGAATTAATTGAAGAAGATATTAATAAAGATGGTACATCCATTTATATTACATCCAATAAAATAAAAATACCATTTAAAGAAGAAATTAAAAAAGAAAAGAAAGCATTTAAAGATTTTCCAAATTCAAAAGATTTAAGTGGTGACCAATTATTTGTAAATTCCGATAGAATACTATTATCTGCTAAAGCAAAGGAATTTATTATTTTTGGTAAAGGAAATACGGGCGTAATTACTGATGGTAACTATTCTATTGATGCTGAAAAAGAAATATACTTTCACAATAAGAAAAATATAACAATTCATTCAGAAGGTTCTAATCAAATATTCTTAAATTCAGATAATGGTAAAGTATATTTAGGTAAGAACAAAGGTGAAGGCGGAGCAGGAGCAGATGTACAAAAAATGGTATTGGGTGGTGAGTTAGTTAAATTGATGGGAGAATTAATAGATGAAATAACTAAACAAATATACGCAACCCCAGTAGGACCAACTGCACCTGGACCTACTAACGCAGCAGCATTCAAAGCTATAAAAGGAAAACTTAATACGTTATTATCTGCTAAAAACTATTTAAGTAAATCATAATGTCTTGGACACTATTCAAAGTAAATGTTTTAAAATCTATGGTGTCTTTTCAATTTGCAAAAGACCCGGATGGATTTGCTGATTTTTATGCAAATGAATATGATAGTTGTATAAAAAGAGGTGGTGATATGCTATATGGTGTACCTATTATGAATGGTAATGTGGCTGGTATGGCTGATGCTATAAAGAAAGCATTTAAAAAGGGACAAGATAGTGGTGATGAAAATTTTAATATATTAGCTGAAATATATCCATCAGCATTTGATGCATATTGGTTAGGAGCAGAAATGGCACCAATACCAAATCCATTATTAAAACCCGCTGGGTGGCAATCTACTCCTCCTGCTCCAGGCGCCATTATGAATATAGGACCAAATCCAATAATGTTAGCCTCATCTGCCGCATTACATAAAGCTGAAGTTGAAGCTACAAAAGCATTGGAAGATAAGTTGAAAGAACAAACAATTGATATACCAAATATCGGTAGTGTAAATGTTTATGATACACTTCAAAAACTTTTAAAAAAAGAACCAGTAGATTCAAAAATAGCAAATCACCCTGCCGTTAAACTTGGTAAAAGTGTAATGCAAAGAGCAAAGCAAGCTAAAAAGAAAAAACCATCAATAGGTTCTCAATTAAAAAAGGCAATAAAATTTCCATTTCCAGAATTACCAAAGAAAAAGGAAATAATAGAAAAAGCAAAGCAAAAATTATTAGAGGTAGCAGTAGAAGAATTAAAAAATCAATTGATTATACCAATAGAAGCTGCTATTTTAGCACCAATTATAGCTACAATACAAACTGCCGTTGAAATAGCTAATAGCATACCATCTCCAAAACCAACGCCACCACAAATTAAAAAATTTGTAAAAGATACAATAGATGGCGTTAAGCCTGATATAGAATTGCCTGGAATTAGTATTCCAAAAATACCAACAAAGGCGGAATTGAAAGCTATGGTAGAAGAAAAAGTACCAACTAAAGAGGAATTGGAAGCAATGGCTTATGATATGATTAAGGATAAAATACCTCAAATTCCTAATATATTTTTCATACCACCAACTATAAAATTCAGTTTTGAAACAAATATAATGATTAATCCATTTGTTAATGTAGCTAAAACTCATTTAATGGGTGCTAATGGTATAATGTCTGTTATGGCACAATATCCGCCACCAGCACCACCTGCTCCAGCTATACTAAATTGGAATGGTTATAAAATCATAGGTTAATACAATCGTATTAAATTTATTCTTTCAATATTTATTACTAAACATACACACAATTATTATGGATTCAAAATTATTAGTAGGTCTAATTAAGGAAGTTGTTAAGGGTGAAGTTAAACAACAAGTTAAAGAAGAATTAGCTAAATTAATTAAATCTGGTGCGGTTACATTAAACTCACAAAGAAAAACATCTACTCCATCATTGAGAGAGATGACTGAAGTTGCTCCTACTCCTGTTAGAAAGCAGCAATCAATTGTACAACAAAGACCTCAACAAACAAAGGAGTTTACAAAAGACCCTATGATTAATGAGATTTTAAATATGACAACTCCGTTTACAGCGGAACAACGTAAAGAAGGTGCACATGCGGTTAGTAGTGTATTAGATATGTTACAACCACAAATGAGTGTTGAAGAAGATTGGGATACAATGGATTTTAGAGGAATGGAAGCTCCTCAAAATATTCCACAACAATTTGAATCAACGGGTGATGGATTACAAGATGCTACAATAAAAGCATTAACGAGAGATTATAGTGAATTAGTAAAGAGATTTAAATAATGGCAATAGAGCTTGGTAAAGTAAACGTAGATGATTTAGTTGAAAATAACTATAAAGTTTTGGGGATTGGTATAAACCAAACCTCCGATTCTAATGGTATTTTTTCTACTAATTTTACTACGTTATCCCAAGCAAAAAATAATTTAATTAATCTGATTCTTACAAAAAAAGGAGAAAGATTGATGCAGCCTGAATTTGGTTGTGATATTTGGAAAGTTTTATTTGAACCAATTGATAATATAGAGGTTTCAATAGAAAATTCTATAACAAATGCGGTTTCGATTTGGTTGCCATATTTGAATATAAACGAAATAATATTTGATTACGATGATAATGATATAGATACTAATAGAGTTGCATTGGATATAAAATTTTCATTAGTATCAAACCCCGCATTATCAGAATCTATACAAATAAATGTAGAAAAATAAAATGGCAATAAATCCTATTAAAAAAACATTTGGAACTACAAGAACATTAAATTATTTAGGAAAGGATTTTGATTCTTTCAAACAAAATTTAATTGATTATACTAAAACGTATTTTCCAAACACATATTCAGATTTTAATGAAGCATCGCCTGGTATGGTATTCATCGAACAAGCAGCAGCTTTGGGAGATGTATTATCTTTCTACCAAGATACTCAATTAAAGGAATCAATGTTAGCACATGCTACCGAACGTAAAAACGTTTTAGCATTGGCTCAATCTATGGGATACAAACCAAAGGTAACATCTCCGGCTATTACAACTATAACTGTTTATCAATTAGTTCCAACAAAGGGCTCTCCAAATTACGAGCCAAATGATGCATATTATCTTAAAATAAAAGATGGTATGGAAATCGAATCATCTACAAATAATTCCGTAGTATTTAGAACAATAGATGCTGTGGATTTTGCAAATGAAACCGATAGAGAAATTGATGTATATGAGAGAGATGGAAATGGTGTACCATTACAATATTTAATTACTAAAAAAGTAAAAGCCATATCTGCTAGAGAAGTATCTACTACAATATCATTTGGTTCATATGAAGAATATCCAAATGCAGATTTATCCGATACTGATATAATATCAATTACAAATGTTACCGATTCTAATGGAACAAAATATTATGAAGTTCCTTATTTAGCACAAGAAAGTATTTTTGTAGAGCAACCCAATAAAGAATCTAATACAGGCGGATTATCGGATAAATCGGTAGAAGTACCTTATATTTTAGAAGTACAAAAAGTACCACATAGATTTTCAGTAAAGGTAAATTCCGATAATACTATGACTCTACAATTTGGTAGTGGTGATAATTCATTGAACGATGAAATTATTTTACCAAATCCAAAAAATGTAGGATTAGGATTAGCAAATTCCATTCAGAGATTAAATCAGGGTATTGACCCATCTAATTTCTTAAAAACAAATACATTTGGAGTTGTACCAGTTAACACATCATTAACTATAAAGTATTTAGTTGGAGGAGGTATTTCATCAAATGTAAATCAAGGTGACTTAGTATCGATTCGTAGAATAGAATTTGAAGAAGATTTACTTTCATTTGTAAATGATACGCAATTAAATGCATACACTGCTGCAAAAGCTACTGTAGCTGTTGAAAATTTAGAATCAGCAGTTGGTGGTAGAGGAGCCGAATCTATTGAAGAAATTAGACAAAACGCATTAGCAATGTTTGGTTCTCAAAATAGAGCAGTAACTAAGCAAGATTATATGGTTAGAGCTTTATCTATGCCAGAAAGATATGGTAGTGTTGCAAAAGTATATGTTAGTCCCGATGGTGAAATTGATAACAATTCACCTGCATCAATTTTAGCATCTCCAAAAAATATAGCAGAATTTGTGGGATTAGTTGATGGATTAAAAGATAAATCTAAGCAAGAAATACAAAAAGAATTGGTTAAATATCTTACTCAAAAGAAAACCGCAATAGCTGAAGTTAACAATCCGTTTGCTATAAATATGTATGTTTTGGGATACGATGTTAACAATAAACTAACTCAAATAAATCAAGCAGTTAAACAAAATCTTAAAACTTATTTGGGTGAATATAGAATGATGACTGATGCGGTTAACATTATAGATGGATTTATTGTAAATATTGGTGTAGATTTTGAAGTTATTTGTTATTCAAATTATAATAAAAGAGAAGTAGTTGCGAATTGTTTGACAGAAATTCAAAACTATTTTAATATAGATAATTGGACATTTAATAAACCAATAAACATTTCAGAAATAGAATTAATATTAGCTAATGTAGAAGGTGTAATGAGTGTACCATCTGTTAAAATATATAATTTGTGTGGTGGTGATGGAAATTATTCACCAAACAAATACAATATAAATGATGCAACTAAAGGGAAGATTGTATATCCATCTTTAGACCCATGCATCTTTGAAGTAAAATACCCTAACAAAGATATAAAAGGAAGAGCTTTATAATATGCATAAATTTTTCACATCATCATACGATGCCAGTATCTACCTACAACAACCTGACCAAAATGCAGGTAGAGATGAGATATTAGAGGTTGGTAAACTTTATTATGGCTCTACTAAAGATATAGCTAGAAGTTTAATTAAATTCGATATTCCATCTATGGGAATACCAAGTGGTTCTAGAGTTTATTTAAATTTAAAAACAGTAAGAGCTGAAGAAATTCCATTGGAATATACATTATATGCTAATGCGGTTTCTCAAAGTTGGTCAATGGGAACTGGCACTAAATTCGATAATATAACATCGGATGGTGTTAGTTGGAAATATAGAGATGGTGATAATAGTTGGCAAGATAATGTGGTAGCAGGAACTGCCGTATTTACCACAGGAACTACCGGTTCTGCAAATGCTGAGGGTGGGACTTGGTACACTGCTTCAGAAGCATCTCAATCGTTTAATTACGAAGAAGCTGATATTAGAATGGATGTTACAAATATTGTAAACTTATGGTTAAGTAGTTCTTTACCAAATAATGGATTTATTATACATCATAGTTTACAAAATGAATATAACAATGAATTAGATTATGGTGTTATCAAATTCTTCTCAAAAGAAACGGGAACAATATATGAACCAAAATTAGAAGCAGTTTGGGATGATAGTTCGTTTTCAACGGGTAGTTTATCACCAACGACCGGCTCTGCCGAAGAGGGGTATAAAGTTGTGATAACTAATCTAAAGAATAAATATCCAGCCAATGATACTATTAAAGTTAGAATTAAAGGTAGAGATATGTTCCCTTTAAAAACATTTGGTACATCGTTTGAATACGACCATACCAAATACTTACCATCGGGTTCAGCACAATATCAATTAGAAGATTATAAAACAGGCGAAATTGTTTATCCATTTGGAAATTACACACAAATAAGTTGTGATTCTACTTCTAATTATTTCAATATGAGTTTAAACTCATTACCAATTAATAGAACTTATAAATTAAAAATCAAAATAATAGAAAGTGGTATATCTACTATTATAGATGATAAGTTAATTTTTGAAATAGTATAAAATGACAGCATTAGAAGCGATAGCACAAAAATTGGAAGAAAAAAGAAAATCGGACTTAGAATCTATACTAAGCATTTCCGGTTCACAAGCTATTGCCAAAAATGAATATGGTGTAACTATTGTAAATGAAAATAATGTTGCATCATCTTTGGTATTCAAACAATTGACAAAACCTAAATATGATGAGGTTGAATTGGCTAAAGCTATTGATTTAAATATTAAAGAGCTTAAACCTGATATACCAACTCCAAATTTGGATTTAGTTCCAAAATCATTATATACGGATGAGGTACTACAAAATGAAGATTTAAGAAAACAAGTAGCAGATTTAACAACTGAAGTTACTGATTTAAATTCGACTATAACGGATTTAGAATCACAAGTTCAAAGTGAAATAAATAATAGATTATCAATTGAACAATCTAATGATGCGTTAGTTAATCAATTAAATACATTAACTCAAACTGTTGATGATTTTGCTTTACAAATACAAAATTCATTACAAAAATCAGTAGAGGAAGGTATTCTTAGAGCATCTTTACAATCGCAAAATACCGGATTCAAAGCACAAATTCAGGCATTAATTAAACAAATTGATTCATTAAACTCAATAATCGAAGGTTTACAATCTCAATTAGGGGCAGTACAAAATCAGCAAGCAATTGTACAGGGCACTCAAGCACAAGCTATGGCAGCAGGTGCTGATGTTGTAAATGATATAGCAATTGTTAAATTAGAACCACAAGAAGATTCGAATAAACCAAAAATATGGGGTAGATTTAGTGCCAATGGTGATTCTCAATGGAAAAATGGTAAATCTATATCCATTACAAATAACGATAAGCAACCAATTACTGTAACATTAACTCCTAAAAACCCAGAAAATCGAGAATTTTATAAAATTCCACAAAAGAGTTTTACCATAGGACCTGGTGAAAATAAAGATATGGAATTTACTTTAAATCACGATGCTGTTGGGGATTTAGATTCTCGTAAAAAAGGAGGATGGTTTAATGGTAAAACGCATTCAAAAGATTATATGGATGGCTCTCTTAAAGTTGTAATAACACGTTCAGATGGAACATCTAAAGATAAAACTTATGATGCAGGTTTTGGTAAATATCACCCAGATTCATACTAATAGATTATGAGCATTAAAAAATATACAAATTTTGAATCGATTGATGTTAATGCATCAAATCAAGGAGAATTTTTACAAGAGAATGATAAGTTTATAATCAATCAAAATCAAATACAAGATACTGATTTTGGAGATTGTAAGCATGATGTAATGGAAATATCCGTATATGATGTTAACAACAATTTATTGCCTAATAAAAATGGTAATAATGTTGCATACATAAAAACAGGCGATATTAAAAATTATTTATATAATCTTACAAACAAAGGCGGTCAAAACGAACTTGCTATTGATATTGAAAAATTATTAAATGATTTAGGATTTACAAATGGTATTCTTAAAGTTAACATAAATTTTGTTAGAAATAAAGTTGGTTCTGAAAATCAATTAACAAAAGTATGGATACAAGAAATATCTCCATCAAGAGAAGAAGTTAGAATATTACCACTCGTTACAACCGATGATAATATAAATAAAAAAACATCGAAGGAATTTAGAAATGTAAATAATCTAAGTAAAGATTTTAAATATTATAAAAAAAATATATTAGATGCATTGGAT